GGTCTTGTTGAATTTCGGCCAAAAGTTAAATCCTTGTTGCAAAAAAAAACACATATTTAAGAAATCATTATAAACATTACTATGTTAAATGCTACGCTCGCACTCAAGAGACATGTTAAAATTAATATTACCCCCCAGTTTATATAAATTACTTCTTTAATCCTCTCTTTCGTAACTGGTTTTTCTTTTCTCTTGGTGACGTGCCACCATTTAGCGTCTTCGCCTAAAAAAAAGTATCTCACCTTTTCAGGTTGATTGTCGCTTTTCATTATTGTTTCGACCTCATATATGGCAGGATCAGGTTTCCTGATCATATCTCTAGACCCTTAATTCTATTTTTGTTGTTCAGTTCGTTGATCTTGTCTATCAGCATTCGAATTGCTTGGTCCTGCTCTATTATGAATTTCCTTTGGTCACCAATAAGGCCGTTCATTAGGATTAGTCCTTTTTGCTGTTCTTTTAGGAGATGATCAGCTTCTTGCAGGTTACGCATCATTGATGCTTTCTCGATCAAATGGCCGAGACGCTCGGTACTAAACGAAACTTCTTGATAAATGAAATAAGAAAAACTGAGAATAAGAGTAGCCAATACCCAGCTAATGCACTTAGAGCTCTTTTGAAACCCACCCCAAAGCAGTGCCAACTTCTCCTTTAAAAAAGTCACCATTCTCATAGTGACTTTATTTACACCTAAAAAAAGGGATATGACCTATTCTTCTCTTGGGATTCCCCCAGCGTACCAACCTTCGGGTAACTTTAATTTGTTTTTAGAAAGCACCCATTCTCCATTTTTAAGTACGTAACACTTACCCGTTACGTTGGGTCCTATTCTAATTAGGTCTGCTTGAGTATCAACAAATACAACTCGTGTGCTTCCACAACCAACGATACTAATTAGCAGGGCCGTTATTGTCAGTGTCTTTAGAAGAGTTTTCATTTTGTTTCTTTTGTTCCCTTTGCTTCTCCAGTTGCCTGTTGATTCGGTCCCGCCAGCTATCTTTAAGAGATTGGGGCGTAGCATCTCCATCACCAGCCTTGGTGTCCTTCCTAACCTCTGCGGTTAGCCATTCTAAAACGGCCTTAATTAGAGCCGTCAGCCAAACCATATTAGGTTAACCTTTCTTGACCAATCCTCTAGAGATTGTGTATCCGACTGCTGCGAGCCCAGAAACCACAAGGCCAAAAACCTTGTTGGCTGTTCCAGCACCCTCAGGATCGAGCACATTTGCCCCCCAGAGTAGTGAACCTAGCGCAACTACAACCGTAATCCAAAATTCGGTAGTTTTCCAGCCGGGTTTAACGTCATTTTTCTTTAATGCCATGATGTTTCCTTTTTTTGTTGTGAAAATTTTTGAAAATTAAATGTTGTCCCAACCTCTATATGGTCTGCCTACGTTCTTCTTTTCTGGTTCAGGGACTTCCTTTTTTGTGGCTGTCGCTGTCGCCTTATCGGAAGAAAGAACCATATTTTTCCTGAAGAGTTTAGAGACCCATTTACCTATTCCTAAGAGATGTTTCTTCATCGTACAGTTCTTTACACAATTAAGGGTTAACTTGGCCACTTAAAAACAAACCTTTTGTCATGTCTTCATTATCTAAATCGACCATAAAACCCAAATTTACGGACTTACTGCTCCCAAGATCGGCGTTAAAACTGGCTCTTTCTAGTTTTGCTCTTCTGAACATAAAGGAGTTCGTTAGGTATGAAATAACCTCTGGGTCACCTTCTCCCGTAGGGCAGTATGTTGATTTGAATATGTTGACATCAATATTATATTCGTCGTCGTAATTTCTTATTTCTGCCAAACTGCCAGCTTCAGCATCGGAAACCAAAGCGTCTAAGGAAATGGTTGCTGTTGCTGGTTCAACAATTGGAAAATCAATAGGGACTTTGAACCCTATCCCCCTTAATTTTTCCCTGTTCAAAGAAATGTCTATAGTATAACCCTGTAGCTTCATTTCGTTTAGGGAAATACCAATATTGGAGCCACCTGTTGGGTTAGTTTTTATTTGTTCTAAGTCAATTTTTATATCTCCCGGCTTGAGTATCGTTGTCTCTCCAGTGGCAGTATAGGGCTCAATCCAAACCTCCTTTTCTAATAGTCCGGTTGTGTCTTTGTAATTAACTACTGGCATCTTTACTGGGTCCAAACCTAGCTCCATGCTCTTGAAATAATTTATGTCTGAACCCTGAAAAGATATCGAATTCTCTATAGGGGAGCCAATTGCGCCCCGTGAAGAATAACGATGCAAAAAACAATTACTAATTGCAATCACATCTGTTCTTTCCGCTGGGTCCCAATACCCTGAGCCAGAGAGGTGGTTGAAAGCATCGATTCCCTCTCTTTCCTGTACCGTTACGTAAATATTTTTTCTATCTAAATTTCTATCACCAGTGTTGGTAAACCCAGAAATCAAAGAGCATTCAAAGTTGCCTGTCCTCTGTGGCTCCCCATATACTCCTGACTGTAAGTTGAAATTAAACCCAATTGCCTCTTCGTTAGTAAAGCTTGCTTGGAGATACGCTAATTCAATATCTACCGTTGGGTTTTCTATAATTGGCCTTGTTACCAACCCCATTCTCCCAAGCTGAACAATGTCTGCTCTATCTATATTGAATGAATAAGTTAGAGACTGTATCCTCTCTATCGAGTATGGGTCTTTATTGCCATTGTGTGATCCGCTTATTATTGCGGGACCTATGAAAGCTCCTTGCGCTTGATAAGTAACACGATTCTTAGACATCTTCAGTCCTACTGGCGTATAAAATCCCAGCCAAGTAATCGTCTAACTGGTGTTCTAATGCAACCTCTTGGACTTCATTAACCCGATCTAAATTTTTGTCTGCGGGTTTCTTGACGTATTCGTTTGCCTTCTTACCCCAATCGGATGGCTCCTCGTTAGCAATAACTAATGATGTGATTTGGTCAACTACCAGAATTTGTTTTTCGTTTAATTTCTTTAACTTATGCTTCCTCTTTAAGCTACTGGTAATTTTGGTAGTTAGCTTTTGAGCAAGGAGCATATTTCCTTGTATTTTTGACAAACTAAATTTGTAAGAAGAAACTACCGGAGGGTTAGATACCCTACTTTGTGGGCCTTCTCCTACTGGTGAAACTTTTTTCGTGGTTTGAGGTACTCCGGTTCCGCTAGGTCTACCTTTCGGCTGTGGAATTTTCGTTTCTCCTTGCTTGGCGGGTTTTGCGGGTGTGCCGTTTTGCCCCGGATTTGGGTTGTGTGGATGAGAGCCCGGAGAGCCACCTACCATTGGTTCATATAATCCTTTTTTCTTCTGCTTTAAGAATTCCTTTTGTGATTCAACCGAATCACCTAATTCAGGAAGCCTTCCTCGTCTTAAAGCCTCTATTCCTTCGTCTGGCGTGAGGATTCCAATTTCAACCATCCTACTATAGATTCTCGCCATATTGGTTGGGTCACGCAAAGTAACCTCATCAAAATTAGGAGTAGGCCAAGATTGAAAACCAAGTTCCTTTGAAATCCTTTTTATCTCTGGGATAAGAAAATCATTTAAGAAAGCTTGCCTAGCTTGCCTTAGTCTCCCAAGGAACATCTCTGCTTTCGCGGTTTGATTCGCAAACTTTTCTCCCGCGCCTAACAGAATATTGTTTAAGCCAATTTGTATATCCTTATTAACAACCTCGTATTTTTTTGGATCAAGTATTGCAGCTATATCAGGAATAATGAATTGACCTTTCGTTGTATAGTCAGCGATAAGCACTCTACCAACTGACTGGTTAACGAAAAGCTTTTGCATGGCTTCTAGGTTCTTTTGGTTAACGCCACCTTTATCCGGTTCGTCTCCCATTGTTATTAGCAGTATGGCTTGTTGAGTGGTTCTCGTCATGGCCATGTCCATTTTTTTCATTTCCTGTTTCCAATTTAAATCTTCTAGAACTGGAAAGCCCATTGGTACTGCTAGTGGTTCATAATCTTGTTTTTTATAGAAAACCGCATACATCTTTTCATCGTCTAACGGAATGGACAAATAAGGTGTTCTTCTGCTTTTAACTTCCTTTTTAACATCGCTCGGCAAATTGTTAAATACTTCTAAATCCTCTTCTGTTTTTGGGTTTCTTAATCTTTCAAGCTCATAGTCAGACAATACTTTGTAATATTTCATGTCCTGAAAAGTAATGTTTCCCTTTGCTTGAATATCTGCGGGGTTTAAAATTATATACCTCGAAGGAAGGGTCATCTCCTTGTTGCTACCACCAAAGGCTTGGGCAATTCTTCGAACGTCCTTTGGTTGTATCTTCGTGTCAAACCTATAGACAAATACATTCCCACTTCTGTAGTATTCCCTAAAGAATTTATCTTGGAATGACCACATGTTTATTTTATCAAAATAGGCATTAAAAAAGTTTCTCGATTTTTTATTACCCCCACTAAAGAAAAGGTCACTAATGGTAAATTCAGTCATTAGGTCAATCGTGGTCCTGAAAATCGCAAAATTATAGTATGCTTTTTGGCATAAGATTACCGCATCCTTCACGTCCATACCGGAGTTATTAGTGGTACTTTTTGAGTAATTAAATGGAACCAATCCATCTGAAATATTGGAGAATCTATCCGTCCTTTCAATTTGTGCGGACTTATTCCTTCTCGTTCGAGTTTCGGCAGCATCGCTTATCATAAGAGGCGGATTGTCTCTTTTTCGAACTACCTTCGGTTTACTTGTTCCTTGGTCTTTCATGAATAACAGTTTCCCAAAAAATTACACCCTAATCTATCATTATAGGAGAGAAAGTTTTATGCGATGTCTCCTGAGCATTTATCATATCAAGATAACATTTAGTTGCCCAACATGCCAGCATCAACGTTGTATAGTTGTCTTTCCTCGCCCTGTGCTGTGACGTACTCCTTTTTAGGTGCTGTGGCAAGTCAAAAGTTTGGGTTCCTCTGGGCGTCGTCTTAACTTCAACTAGGGCACATTGACGCTTCGTTTGGTATATATGATTGTCTTGTAGCTCTATCAATTCCAATACATTTTCACACGCTACGTCTTCCGCTTTGACCCTGTAGCTACTTTGTTTGTTAAATGCTCGTTCATTCGCTGTGGTTCTTGAGGCAAACCATATTTTTTTATGGTCAATTGCTGCTTGAAGATGCTCGTTCGCTTTTCTTATCCAGTTGGATGAGAATACCTGTTTGAAGCAA